GATGCTGGGTACGGAATACGAGGTGTAGCTAACAACATTCAGCAATTAGCCAGTTTATTTATAACTCTCTCCGTATCCGCTGGTGGAGCTGGGAAGGCTTTGACCTTAATAGGCAGCCAGCTCAAAGGACCTCTGGGAATACTTGTGCTATTCCAAGGTCTTGTGGCTCTTATTGAATATTTGGACAGGGAGACAAATATATTCACTAACAGCGCAAAGAAAATGGAGAAGACGCTAGAAAAAGCATCTAAATCCACTATAGAAAGCACGGAGGCATTAAGAAATTATGTAGGCGTCCTTGATGATGCAAATACTTCTGAGGAAGCTAGAAAAAATGCCTTGTCTGAAGTACAAAAGGTTCTGCCTGACTTATTTGATAAACAGGGGAACTTAAAGGTTTCTACTGAAGAACTAACTCTGGCGGTTGAGGATTATGTCAAGCAGCAAACAATTAGAGCAGAAATAGACGCTATTATTTCTGCAAACGCAGACACATTTGCTAAAGAAGCAAAAGTCAGAAGGATACAATCTGAGCTTGATGCAGCTAAGGAAGCTAACGACGTTAAGAAAATAGTTGAGTTATACAAAGAAAATTCTTCTTTTCTTCAGAAGTTTACTGACATAAGTGACGAAGCTCTTGAGGCTTCGGGAACTGGTCTTTTTGGAAGGGTTTACGGAGGAGCTGAAGATACGGATTTTGTTGAGTTATTTAAGGTGCAAAACAAAGAGGCTTTAGAAGAAGCAAAAAATGTTAGAACTCAGATTCAAGATTTAATGAAGGGTCTTAGCCCTGATGGAAAGTCTGGAGCTGGAAAAGGTGACAGAGACAAGGAGCTTACGCTTTTAGAAGGAATGTATGGAATAGTTCCAGCGGAGAAAATAATGAAGAGAGCTAGGTCTGCTGCTGAAGAAGCAAGAAAGGCTTTCTTGTTTACTATTGACAACCAAAGAGATAGAAAGATGGCTGAACTTGTTTTAGAGGAAGAGTTTGCTGTTAGAAAAGCGAAACTGCTTGGCGCTAGTGAAGTTGAATTAAACATCATAAGAGAGAACTTCCAGAGCGAGAGGTTAGACATCAATAAGAAGTTTTATGAAAAAGAACTTTCTGATTCAGCTAAAGCAGCGAGTAAAGAGTTGTCTCAGAGAGGTAAGTTTGAAAAGAAGTCATCGAAGCGCCTAGCGAATCATCTAACCAAACAAAGCTTAGAGGTAAGCAAGGACACTAAAAAGAGGTTTAAGAGGCTCAGGAAAGACATAAAAGAGGCTTCGCGCTCAATACAGTCCGTTCTAAGTGACCTAATGTCAATGCAAAGAGATAATGCTAGAGCTGAGATAGAACAAGTGGACGCTAGAGCCAACGCCTTGCTTTCTAAAGAAGGAATTACTGCTTCTGAAAGAAACAATATATTGGAGAATGCTGAAGCTGAAAAAGAAAGAATAAACAGAAAAGCTATAAAAAACGAACTCAAGCTACAGCAAATTAAGTTTGGTATTATGGCTGCTGAACTAGCAGCTAAGATTGCCTTAGATTTTAGCGAAGGAGTTATATCTCTGAAAATGGGCGCAGCAAACACCGCTAAAAATGGGTTTCCACAGAACATTCCTTTATTATTAGCTTATGGAGCGCAAGCTGCTTCGATACTAATAGGAATGAATCAGGCTAAGAAGCAAGCTAATTCCGCTCTATCAAGCATAGGAGGTTCAGCAGCTTCTACCGCGTCGACTTCTGCTGCGGACGTTGCGCCTCCCAGCTTCAATGTTGTAGGTCAAAGCGCTAGTTCACAGCTAGCTACTGCACTGGATGCTATGATGCCAGAAACTCCGCCTGTCGTTGTTATGGCTGGAGATATTAATGATGCTATGGAAAATTATAACAAGGCAAAAGTGGAATCAGGAATTTAATAATCAAAACAGAATTATTCTAAATAGTTATATTAATATGGAAAGAGTAATAGAACTTGTAATTGACGAAGAAAACGAGATTAGCGGAATAGATGCTATATCTGTAGTAGAGAACCCAGCCATAGAGGAAGACTTTATTGCGTTAAAGAAGCAGCCAATTCAGTTAGCAGAAGTTTCTGATGAAAAAAGAATACTCATGGGCGCTGCTCTTGTTCCTGATAAAAAGATTCTTAGAAAAGACGCTGAGGGAGAGGATTATTTTATATATTTCTCGAAGGATACCGTAAGAAAAGCATCTGAATTATTTCTTTCCAATGGTAATCAGAATAATTCTACATTAGAACACCGAGTACCGATTGATGGTATGAGTGTGGTCGAAAGCTGGCTTGTTGAAGATGAAAAGAAGGACAAGTCCAGAAAGTATGGGTTTGAAGTCCCTGTTGGCACTTGGATGGTATCTATGAAAGTGTACAACGATGAAATATGGTCTAAAGTAAAGGCTGGAGAGGTAAAGGGTTTCTCTATAGAGGGATATTTTGCTGACAAAGCCGAAAGACCAAATGAATCTATAAAGGAAAGAGCCTCGGAAGAGATGCTTTGCGAATTAAATGCAGAGTTTGAGCTTCTTGAGTTCTTGGACGCAGTTGGTGATGTTGAATTGGAGTCTTATGGAGGATATCCAGAGTCTGCAAAGAACAACGCCAAAAGAGGAATAGAATTAAACCAAAAAGTAAATAACAAGTGCGCTACGCAGGTAGGAAAAGTTAGAGCGCAACAATTAGCTAGAGGTTCAAAATTCACTTTATCAACATTGAAGAGAATATATAGCTACTTGTCAAGAGCTGAGGCATATTATGACCCTAGCGATACAAAAGCCTGTGGGACTATCTCTTACCTGTTATGGGGAGGTAAGTCTATGAAGACTTGGGTTACTTCTAAGTTAAAAGGATTGAATGCGATAGATGCGTCTGCTACAATAATAGACGACAGAGCTGCATATTCGACAATAGAAGAGGCTGAAAAGGCAGCTAAAGATATAGGCTGCGAAGGATATCATACTCACGAATATGAAGGAGACACTTGGTATATGCCATGTAAGTCTCACGGCCTAGCTAAGGTTGGAAAAGGTGGTGCTATCGTTCCATCCAAGAAAGCCCCAAAGTCTGATACGCCAAACCCTAAACCTAAAGGTGAAGGAACGGCAAAAGGAGATGCGTCTGGTAAAACAGGCGCGAAAGTGTCCGCTAAGGACAGAGAAACCTTAAAAAACAAATCAGATGAATTTAATAAAAAGTATAAGGAGAAATTGGGATATGGTGTTACTGTGGGTATGCTCGCTAGCGTTTTCCAGCGTGGTTTGGGTGCTTTTAATACATCACGCTCTCCAAATGTTAAAAGCGCTTCTCAATGGGCTTTTGCTAGGGTTAACGCTTTCCTTTACTTGGTAAGAAAGGGAAGACCTGAAAATCCTAAATATAATACTGACTACGATTTGTTGCCAAACAAACACCCTAAATCATCTAAGAATGCGTAAAAAGAAATTTAAGACTCCAAGTAAAACCTCTCCTTCTGATAGTAGGAGGGGTTGCTTATGCAAGGATAGTACTTATAGTAAGAAGTGCTGTGATGGGTCTTTGCAGGCTCAAGGAATAGGAAGTATAACTAAAACATAGAGCGTATGAGGGTTTTAAAATATGGGGCAATGGTACGGAGTGGTTTGTAATACAGCAGAAGGCATAAAAATACAACACTTATATTTTAACAAGTTATAATAGTATAATTTAAATTATGAAAGCAACAGAAATTGTAGAAAAACTCAAAGAAGTTCTTCTCGGTTCTGAGTCTGAGGTACAAGAAGAAGTATCTCTTTCTGAGGAAGTCGTTGAAGAACAACTCAAAGACGCTACGGAAGAAGCTGTCGATGATGTAGAATTGAATGAAGAAACTCCCGCTGTTGAGGAAGTAGAAGAGAAACTCGACGAGGATGTTTATGCTACTAAGGCAGAGCTTGCAGAAGTAAAGGCTATGGTGGAGAAGATGATGGGGGACTATCAATCTAAGGAAGAAAAAATGGAAGTTCCAAAAGAGGAGCTTTCTGCTGTAGAGGAAAAAGTAGAGCCTATTGTTCACACTCCAGAAAACGAGTCTGATTCAAAGCCTATGTTCAACTACGGGCAAAAAAGAACAGTCAGCACTCTAGATAGAGTTATGGCTAGAATCGCTAATAATCAATAATTTTTAAATAAGTAAAAATGGCTACAACCACTTCAATCACTACCACTTACGCTGGTGAATTTGCTGGTCAATATATCGCAGCAGCTTTACTAGAAGCTAACACCTTGGCTCAAGGAGGTGTTACAGTAAAACCAAATGTGAAGTACAAGGAGGTAATCAAGAAAGTGTCTGTTGACGATATCGTTAAGGATGCTACTTGTGATTTCGACCCTACTTCTACTATCACGCTTACAGAGAAAGTTCTTCAACCAGAAGAGCAACAAGTAAACCTTCAGATTTGCAAGGCGGATTTTGTTTCGGACTGGGAGGCTTTGCAAATGGGCTTTAGTTCCTATCACAAAACTCCTCCAAAGTTTTCTGACTTCATTATTGGTCATGTTGCCGCTAAGGTTGCAGAGCGCACTGAAAAGTCTATCTGGGCTGGAGATACTGCTACTAACGGTCAATTCAACGGATTCACTAAACTTGTTTCTACTGACGCAGACTTGCCATCAGGGCAGGAAATCGCTGGTACAACGGTTACATCATCTAACGTAATTGCTCAGTTAGGTTCTATCGTGGATGCTATTCCTTCTACTCTATATGGAGCTGAGGATTTATACATCTATGTTTCTCAAAACATCGCTCGCGCTTATGTTCGTGCTTTAGGAGGTTTTGCTTCTATCACACAACAAAACGCTGCCGAGTCTGAGAATGTTGGAATTGCTTCTATCGGTGCCAATGGTGTTGGTGGAGCTGGAACTACTTGGTGGCAAGGTGGAGGTCTTAGCTTTGATGGTGTGAAACTATTCGTTGCTAACGGTCTCGCTGATAACGACGCTATTGCTACTACCAAGTCTAACCTATTCTTTGGTACTGGATTATTGTCAGACCATAATCAGGTTAAAGTATTGGATATGGCAGACCTAGACGGAAGTCAGAATGCTCGAATCGTTATGCGATTCAGCGCTGGTGTTCAGTTGGCTAATATCGAAGATGTTGTTACTTACGGAATTGCAAACTCCGCTAACTAAGAACTAACTAATTAATCAATAACAGGGGTAGGTGAGCCGAAGAGCCTGCCTACCCTTTTTAATAAAAAAAAAGATATGGCTTGTGATTTAACTTTAGGACGCAAGGAGAGCTGTTTAGATTCAGTTGCTGGTATCAAGGAGGTATATTTCGTTAATTACGGAGACATGGGTTCTGTGACTCTTACTAGTGACGAGGTTACCAACATGACAGGCGACGGCTCTAACAACCTGACTGCGTTTAAATACGAACTCAAAGGAAACAATTCTTTTGAGACAACCGTTAACTCTTCAAGAGAAAACGGGACTACTTTCTTTGAGCAGACCTTAAATATTACTTTAAAAAAGTTATCTAAGGAAGACCACAAAGAATTGAAATTGTTAATCTATGGAAGACCACATGTTTTCGTAAGAGATTACAATGATAATGTATTTTTGATGGGTAGAGAACACGGATGTGATGTTTCAGCGGGAACATTTTCTACAGGAAATGCGCTTGGAGACTTTAACGGATACAATTTAACACTTAGCGCTATGGAAGTTTTACCTTCTAACTTCGTTGATGTTAATGCGGATGCTTCTACAGCAGGATTCCCTTTCAGTGAAATGGCTGGACTTACTGGAACAATCACAATCACAGAGGGTACTAATTCTTAATATAGAATTATTCCAATTAAAGGGGCAGCTTCGGCTGTCCTTTTTTATTTAGAACAATTCCATTTTTTATAGTTATATTAGTATGATAAGATTATCGCCAAGCGACAGCTCGCAAACAATAAAGTTTATTCCTAGGTATAGGAGCGCTACTAGCGGTCTTAGTCTGAAAATCACCAGAGACGGAACAAGCAAATCTGAAACGCTGTCTGTAGACGCGGTTAAGGATGGAAACTTTATGTCTGTGTCTGCCGCGTTTAGCATTCTTAAAGATAATGCGACGTATAATATCGAAATAAAAAACGGGTCTTCTTTGTGGTACAGAGATAAGGTTTATTGCACGGATAATTACGATTCTGATGCTAAATACACCATGAATGACTCCCAGTATAACCAGAATGATTCTGGAGACAGTAGTCAGCAATACATATTTGTATGAATTTAAAAGTAGTTAATTTAAGTGGGTATGAAATACCTGCGGTTAAGGAAGTCCACAATGGTAATTGGGTTGAATATGGAGACGACAACAATTACTTTGGGGAGTTGATAGAGCGCTATTTAGGTAGCCCTACAAATAGTAGGTGTATCAATGGTATATCTGATATGATATACGGAAGAGGGTTAGACGCGCTAGACTCTAGTGAAAAGCCTGAGATGTATGGAAAGATGAAGGCTCTTCTGACTTCTGAATGCGTAAAGAAAGTATCTTCCGATTTAAAGATGCTTGGTCAGGCTGCTGTTCAGGTTATTTATAAGAACAAGAAGAAAGAGATTGCTTCTTTGCATCACTTCCCCATGGAGACGTTGAGGGCTGAGAAGGCTGTTAATGGCAAGGTTGAGGCTTATTACTATCATAGCAAATGGTCGGATATAAAACCATCAGACAAACCAAAAAGGATTCCTACATTTAGAAACGGAACGCGCTCCCAAAGAATAGAGCTTTACATTATCAAACCTTATAAGGCTGGATTTTACTATTACAGCCCTGTCGATTATCAAGGGTGTCTGCAATACGCTTCGCTAGAAGAAGAGGTTAGTAATTATCACTTATCTAATATAGAGAATGGCTTACAGCCTAGTATGCTAATAAACTTCAACAATGGAGTCCCTAATGAAGAGACTCAGGAGATTATAGAGCGAAAGATATATGAAAAATTTAGCGGCTCATCTAATGCTGGTAGGTTTATATTGGCTTTTAATGAGGATTCTGATTCACAATCAAACATAGAACCAATAAACCTCCCTGATGCGCACGCTCAATATGAATTCTTAGCAAAAGAGTCCAGAGAGAAGATAATGATTGGTCACGGAGTTGTATCTCCAATACTCTTGGGTATTAAGGATAATACAGGATTCGGAAACAATGCCGAGGAGCTTAGAACGGCTTCTATATTGATGGATAATATGGTTATTAGACCATTCCAGCAATTACTTATAGATTCTTTCAACGAATTGCTTGCGTTTAACGAGATAAATCTCAATTTATACTTTGTTACTTTACAACCAATCGAGTTTACTGAACTTGATAATATCTCAACCAAAATAAAAAGAGAAGAGGAAACTGGAGAGAAATTGTCTTCGGTTGAAAAGAATGAACTGTCCGATGATGAAGCAGATGACATTATAAGCCAATTAGAGGGGCTTGGAGAGGTTGTTACAGATGATTGGGAGGTTGTGTACTCTGAGGTCGTTACGGACGAAAACAGAGAGTTTGATGTAACTAAACTGTCTCAACCAACAGAGGATGACGCAGAGCCTGAGAAAGTGTCATCTCAAGATAACAACGGATACAAGGTTAGATATAAATACAGTGAGATTGTTGCCTCTAATGATAGTAGAAACTTCTGTCTGAGGATGATGGATATGTCTTCCAAAAATCTGGTGTTTAGAATTGAGGATATCAATAAAATGTCATTTAGAGGTGTTAATAAAGAGCATGGTCACAAAGGAAGAAGTTATTCTCTGTTTAAGTGGCAAGGAGGTCGTAATTGCAAACACGCTTGGACGAGGCTTGTCTACGCTAAAAAGAACAGGGTTGATGAATCTCAGGCGGCAGCGCGTGGGTTTGAGTCACCAAACAATCCACCAGAATCTTCTGAGGCAAATTGGAACAGAGCTGATAAGGGGAGACATCCAAAAAGCAGAACGTAATGAAAGCATTATTTATAACACTTACCGAGCTAAAAAGAAAGTCTATTATTGATGGTAGTCTTGATGAAGATAAACTAATACAATTTGTCGAGGTTGCTCAAGATGTACATATACAAAACTTTCTTGGCACAAAATTATATGACAAACTACAGACCCTTATTACAGGAGGCACGCTTGACGATTCGTCAAACGCTAACTACAAAACACTACTTAACTCCTATATCAAGCCTATGCTTATATGGTACTCGCAGTATTCGTTCATTCCGTTCGCAGCATACCAAATAAGCAATGGTGGAATATTTAAACATACCTCTGAGAGTAGTCAGAGTCCAACATCGGACGAGATTGACAAGTTGACTGCGAAAGCAAAAGATTTCGCTGATTTTTATACTAACAGGTTCTTTGACTATATAGACGATAGGAGTTCTGATTTTCCTGAGTATGTAGGAAGTCAGGGTGATGGAATGTATCCAGACAAAGACAATAATGCGCTGAGTGGATGGGTGCTATAAAGAGAAAAAAGACGGGTCAATATAGACCTAAGAAAAAGAACGAAATTAAATTAAGTAGTTATATTAGTAAAGTAAAGGATGTCTTTCGGAAGCGTATATAGAAATAGTTGGTTTGGAGCGGCAAACGAAGACAACACGATTGGATGGGGTATTTTTTACCCTGTTATAGCTGGGGGTAGCACCCTTGTTTTAAGTATAACAGAATTCATTATTAGCTCTATAGGGCTAACTATTGATGAAACAGAAGTATAATGGCGAACGCGATAAATTGGGGTGAGATATATTGTAGTAGCTGGTGGGGTAATGACTCTAATCAGTTAGCAATAGATATTGCATCAGAGCCAGCCTGTATGAACAATTAAAAATTAAAATATGGCATCACAAAATCTAGATGTAGGAACAACGGCTAATGACGGTAGTGGCGATAACCTAAGAGCTGCATTCGTCAAAGTAAGAAAAATGTTTGCTGAGATATATGGGCAGACTTACACCGCAGACACTCAAGACTTATCTGGCACTTCACTATCTATAAAAGCAAGTCAGATTTCAACGACTAACACAGCAAACTCAGGAACTGACAACTATGTTTTGACCTATGATGATTCTTCTGGAGGATTTACTCTTGAAGAGAAGTTTGACGGAGATATCACAGGTATTGTCGCAGGTGATGGACTTACTGGAGATGCGACAAGTGGAGATGCTTCACTAGCAGTGGGCGCTGGTACAGGGATTACTGTAAATTCTAACGATATTCAAATCTCAAACAATGGTGTTGACCACGACCAACTAGCCAATAGATACACCGCTAGAGCGACAGCAGTAACTACTTCAGGTGCTACTACTTTGGATTGGTCTAGCGCTTCTATATTCCCAGTAACAATGGGAGGAAGCCACACGCTAAACTTTTCTAACTATAAGAAAGGGCAAGTAGTAGATATTATTGTTTCAGGTGCTTACACTATTACACTAGGAACTTCGAGTGGAACTCCTGCAATCAATCAAGTAGGAAGTGGAACATACGACAATACAACAACGAATCTAATCCAAGTAACTTGTACGGATGACGATGCTACTCCTGAATTTTTCTATTCAGTAGGTACTTATTCAGCCGACACAGACCCAGCATAATATGAAAGCAAAACAGATAAACGGACAGATAGTCCAGTACAGAAGATTACCAAGTACTTACACTAAGAGTGATGGTAGTGTGATATTGAACTTTAGAAAAGCTGATACTGCTACATTAGAAGCGGAAGGGTTTTATGATGTTGTTTCAGATTCTTATGACCGCAGAGTAGAGGTTCTAGGAGAAATCACTTGGGATGCTGATAATAGCGTATTCAAAAGAACAAAGTCTAATAAAACAATACAAGGTACATTATCGGAACTAAAAGCAGAGAAGATAGCAAAAGTAAAAGAACTTGCCAATGTAGAACTATCCAAGACGG